GTATTGATACGAGGAATAGCAAATTGTTCTAAATTTGATTGCTTAGTTAAATCGGTAAGCTTTAGTTCTACTTCTTTTCTCGATGGTGAAATTTTATTTATTTTTAAAATTCTGTTATCATAAGCACCAACTTCATTTGCAAAGAAGTTTAATGTAACTTCATACTGGCCAATTGGTAAAATCAATTCTGGTACCTTCGAAAAATCTATATACAATAATTTACGTTGAGTATTATCTGGATACTGCAACGTCTCTGTACTGATTGCTTGGCTATCGTTTGGAATAAAGTCAGAGAATACTAGACTATTATCTGCTAAACTGTATACGTTAATTTCAATATTATTTTCTAGTAATGCTTCTGAAAAATCAGCAGGAACTTCCATGTCCAACAAGTCATCTGCCTTGTTATCTATAACGCGAGAAACAGTATATTTAGTATACTGTTGCGATAGTTGATCGGTGTTTGTCTTAAAGTTCTTTTGATTTGCCATTAGTCAAGCTCTTGGAAGTTTTTATTAATTCGATTGGCCCACACCGTATAATCTAACTTTTCCTTATAAATTGGAGTATAGTACGTACTACCAGTTGGAGTTGAACTACCGATAATTACCATCTGTATGGTAGTCGAGTAGTTAGTCATTATTGACCCACTATGTCCAGAAGCAGACACATCAAAAGTAGATATAGTCAAATCTATAACTTCTTTATTTGCAATACTGGCACTATCTGGATTTGATTTATTTATGATTGAAAATGGCATAGACTATTCAACTTTAAATAATGTTTCTGTGTCGATTACTCTGGAGTATTCCCCAGAATTAATCTTTAGCTTTAAGGTATAGAATCTACCAACATATAATGGGCTTGTGTCAAGTACGATATAAGAACCAGTTGGGTCTGTACTAATCTTACTATAGTCATCAAACCCGATAACCGTTGTGTTACTTTGCGTGTCTACGATTGAGTAGTATGATGATGTTGGAAGATAATACTTGTTCTTGTATCGTAAAGTACTATCAAATGAACGTAATGGATATTCATCACGAACAACAAGATTTACTTTAGTAATATCGCCCTTGGTATATATTTCTCTTAAATTTGTCGGAGCTATTTTAACGTTTAACGTAGATGGTACTGCTGCTAAACTTCCAGTAACAAAGCTCTGATTGTCCCATGCTACTTCTAGTGTAGGTTGGTGAATCGTATGCGTTTGAGTAGAGAATATTTTAATGTTTCCCTTATTTGTAGCGTCTTGTTCATCCGTTGTTGGGAATCGTAATCCCAATCCATAAAATGTAGCTTGAAGAGATTGACTGACGATGGGTCTGATAATGTTTGTAACATCTAGTCTGATATCTTGTAATGGATATGTTGATAATGTTATACTTCCAGAGGTGGATGTTGTTAAGAAATCACCACCAGCTAAACTCCACGAAGTTGACGTACTTGGTCGTTCCCATGTTGCACCATCGTTTACATTTTCTACGTTTTGATAGAAAAATCCACTACCTTCATCCCACGATTGAGATACCTTATAAACAATAATTTTTTGATTTCGCTTTACGGTGTCAGCGTTTGCTAATTTTAAATTTAAAAAATAACTGGCCGTAGCTGGCACTGTTGCTGTGGTTGGTAAGTCAAAATATATTAAGGAGCGTGCTGACCCAGTTGCATATGCGGTAGAACTGGTAAAGTATACATTAGTATTAATGACTTTACCGATTTCTAAAATTTCATCTAGCCCAGCATTATTTGTTGGAAATGCTTGGTAAAGAGTCGTGTCCTTACTGGCGGTTAATATTTTTCTCATTGTGTTGCGTTCCCTATGATGTCAGTTTGTGGATACTTCAACTCAAAGATACTTGGGTCAAGACTTGGATAAATAACCCCATTTATCGTGGCTTCATCAATATCATATCGGTAATTTTGGTAGTTTGCACCATCTTTGAATTGATACTTGTTAAAGACTCTAACCCCACGAACTGATTGTACACCGTCTACTAACCCAATAGCGTATGAAATATCAGCCAAAACAATTGGTTGATTTATGTTCCATCTTTCAATGTTAAAGAATTCTTGTACTGTACCGATGCATCGTGCTAAAACATCGTTTACATTATAGTTTCTAAGAACTGATATATCGAATTGAACTCCAATGTTGATGACGAATGCATCTAAAATATTAACATCATCTGTTAGGAGTCTGAATTGTTCTAAATATCTAGCTAAATTATCTTTTGTTACCGTGTTTAATGTAGCAAAGTTACCGTTTGTATCATATCCCAGGGTATATAAATTGATAGAGTTGGGTTTTACAGGATTTTCTACATACGTTCTTTCATTATTTGCTGCTAAAATTCTATTGATTTGTTCATCACGAATCGCATATGCTTTTGCAATACGACCATACTTTGCTGGTAGTGCATATGCTCTTACTGCATAGTCTTCTGCGGTGACCGCACGACTTTGTGCGTTAAAAAATGCTAATGCATTTTGTCTAATTTCATCTAAAGATTCACCGTCTCCACCGCCAGTAGCAGGTAAATCATTTGTAATAGTTACTGCTTGAACTGCCGAAGAAAATGCATTAAGTTCTGCGGTAGAATAGTCAGTCGTATCGTTTAAAGTAATTAATTCTGTTACTGTATTAATCGTATTTGATGGGGTGTTACTTTCTACACCACCTCCAACCAAATAAGTTACAGTCAATGTTGTGTTTGCTGGTGATATACCGTATGCATTACTTGTCAAAAAATTTACATTATTAATCGCAACATTACCCAATGTATTTTCAATAGTTGATCCGTATTGTGAAGTTGCTACTTGACGAGAATCTAGAGCTAAATCTAATTCTGCCGCATCATCAGTGCCGGAACCAAACGACAGCTCCATACGAAAATCTCTATTAATTCTCGTCACGAATCTTCGTGGAACTTTCTTTAAACGTAATTTAGCAGACGGTAATGCTCCCGTTTCACTATTTGCGGTAACTTCTACATCACTCATAATAACGTCTTGAGCGAGATAATCAACTTCATACCACTTATTATTATCAGAGTCCACTACACTTTCTATACCAATAACATTTTCATCCGGCATCAACACTGATATAAATTTTTGAGCGGTTCCAAATGTAAATTGTGTTGTTTTTTCTGTAGCAGCTACAAGTTTTGCTGGCTTATTTACAATAAACGTGGACGGATTTCCACCACTGAAAGTATTAACAATATAATTTTCACTGGTAATGTCTGTAAAATTGACATCTTCCACTAATCTAAATTGTATGGTAGTTTGTCCAGACGTAGTAAACGCACTACCTCTTCCAATCTTTAAAAGGTATTTTGGGTCTGGAACGTATACTCCGTTTTGTAAAATAGCTGGTGCTAGTTGGTATAATGTTGCGATAGTACTTGCTGGATAGATTAGCTTAGGTTTATATCCTAAAAACTGTGCGATAGATACTACATTTTCTGGTTGTTCCGCATATGCTAATAGATTTTCTTTAAATTGGTTATCAATATAAAATGACAATACATCCCCCACATACGAAGCCATTTCAATAAACATCATACCAGGCGATGTTTCATTGAAATCAGAGTACGTATTTGGATAGTATGCCTTTGCAAACTCTATTAAGTTTTGCCGAAAGTCAGTGAACGTCTTTGAAATATAATTAATTTGCTTAACATTCGGACGAGGTTGTATAACTACCGGTTGATTGCTTGCCATTTAAAACTCCAATTTAAATTCTTCTAATGCGATTAGCATTCTGAGCTTTTTTAGAGTACGCGTTTACATCTTCACGTACTGTTTCTACTGGGAACGCAACCGTTCTTGCGTTTAATGCACTGGTCAATATATTTACTTCATCTTGAACATTACGATTCTGTCTAAATGTATAAGTACATTTTATATTGATAATATTTTCGCTATCCGTTTGGGTAATTTGAAAATCTGTCAATTCAATAAATGGTAACCAACGGTCTACTGCTTCCGCTACTGCTAATCTAGCGTTTTCTAATGTTTCTTCTGTCAATGGCTCAAATAATATTCTCCACAAATCACATCCCAATTCGGGTTGTCCCAACCGCTCGCCTTTTTTAGTAAGAATCAAATTTTTAAAATTTGACCGTACTTGTTGAATAACGGAGGTAGATTGATCAAACATTCCTGTTTGACCAAGCCGCAATGGAAGGACTACGCCAATGAACTTTTGTGCCATATTACTTACTCAATCCCATAGCCTTCATAACTTGCGAATAATCTCTGTTAATCGCTTGTACCGCAGGATTATCTTCTGATACTCCAGGAGGAACTGGCATTATTTTACCAGTTTTTGCAACTATTGTATCTCCTTGGCGTTCTAATCCCATCATTTCAGCTAATTGAGAACGTGAGAACTTTGGCTTTTGTGAAGGCGTTGCCGTTTCTTGTAAAGTTTTTACTTCGGCAACAGCTTCTTCCAATAACTTAGGAAGAACTTTTTTCACTTCATCTTCCACAGCTTCCTTTACAAGTTCCTTGACATATGCTCGAAATAATGCTTTGTCCATATATTATCCTCTATTTGTTATTAAATCTTCCGAGAACCGAGTTATCCATGGTGGATTGTTTTATATTTTTAAGAGACTGTCTATACATAAATGGATTTTCTTGTCTATTCAATTTTTCCTTTTGTGCCCGTACCGACGCCTGTTGTCGGTTTCTCTTTATATTTTCTATTTTTGTTTCAATATAGTTTTTAATTTCTGCGAACGATGGTCTTCTGGGAGGAAACTCTGGAATACTTAATGAAATCGTTGGAATAGTCGGAGCTGTTGGTAAAGAATTAGTATATGTCTCTGCTACCGTTAGTGCTCTAGTTCTGATTTCGTCTAAACTACCACTGTCAAACGTACTTGGTGGTATAATATTATTAAGTACTGACTGAGAACCCACTATGACTTCTGCGGTCGAAGCGGAAACATTTTGTAAATCTATTGCATTATTAGGTAAAAGATTACTTGGTATTGCCATAATCAGTCATTAGTTTTTGAAGTAAAATTACTTGTACTATTAAATGATGCTCCCTTACCCCTTGATATATCTGTAGTTAGTAGTGTTAGCGTTGTTGCCAGACGTGCCGAAGATACTGCCGCGGTAGGTGATGGTACAAACGAAACACTTATGTCTTGTAATGCCTGTACCACTTTCCTTAAAAACGTAGATAACTCTCCACCAAGAACCATTGGTTGGCTTTCGGGGCCGTTCGAACCTATAAATATCTTTCGGCCGGAGATTGAGTAGTTTCCAGACGTTCCATGAGATATATCGCCTCCCGCAACAATCGACACCGTACGTCCTTTAATAAACATATCTTTATCTGACTGCAATTTAATATCCCTATTTGCTGTCATAATTACAGATTCTTGGGAATATACCGTAATAGACTTTACCGCGCTGAGGTTTATTTCTGCCTTAGAGAATAATGAAATTTCATTTGTTCTACTGTTTAGAACCAATCTATCCGAGTTTACGAATATTTGTGCTCCCAGATAGGCGTCTCTATTTTGGTTTTCCGACGACCTCAAATGCGCGGGGCTGTCCAACGTTGCCGCCTGAAATCCTACTTCTTCATCAGTAACCATCCAGATACTACTTTTATCTTTATTTATATCTTCATAAGTCAATCCATATGGCCCGCCTACAACCGTTTCGTTAGTTCCATCATTATTAAGGTCAATTGAAGTGACCTTGTTTGGACTTTGGCCTACTGTTAACAATAAATTTGGTTGTGGTGTAGTCGTGTTTGGATTACTAAATAAACTAGAACCGAACCGAACGGTATTTCCAAATCTTCCACTTATAATCAAATCACCTTCGTTCGGACGAATCATACGCACATTAGGGTTTTCGCTGAACTCATCACCCAAACTGAACTGCTGTTTCATTCCCCAAGGTCTGTATGGTGCTCCTCCTTGAGCAGCGAGTAAAGCAGCATCACTTCTATTCTGTGTACTTACCTGTGGGGAGAATCTTTCACTCAAACCTGGCCATGAACTTTCCGTAGTTTTGTTTGTGGAGTTGATTCTCCGCGTATAAAACAGCCGTCCTAATGAATAAAATACTAACACCAATTCATTCTTTAATGGATATTCTCGTATACTTGTGTCTAACGGCGCAACCCAGTTGAGTTTTTCTTTTGGAACACCACGGTCACCCGGTATGAATCGTATTTGCGCCATACCAACATTATTACCATCTGCCGCATACTGCGGATGTAATTCATTTAAAATAATGTCTTCCACCAATCCATCTTGGTATGGTGTTGGCTGAGTGACAGCAAATCGTGGAAACTGTGATGCTCCCAGTTGGTTGATATCAATATTATACGATACCGGTCCAAATGATGACATTACTTTTTCCCTGCAAACACATCATCCAAGTCCTTCACATCTTCTTGAAGTCCTTGGATTTCTACTTGAATATCCCCAAGTAATGCGTTCTTTTCTTCTTCGGACAACAATCCATCCAAAGATGCGTTAGACTTGACACCAACAGACACGATGCGTTGTGCAATCTGAGCGACACGGACCAAGTGCTCGTCGTTCTTGACGTTCACTTCCAAGAATCCCTGCACAATAGGTCCAATCACCGCGGCATCTTCTGGTGTGCGGATGAGTTGGACCATTTTCATAATAAACGAGTTAATTTGGGTTCGTTTACTGTCGGTATTTTTGTGTATTTCTGAGAAAATGTCGGCTAGACTTTTCCCATCATATAGTTCGGAATTAATATCCATAAAGACCCCCTAAAATCCTATATTATAAATAGATAGGATTTACTTTTTATACGAGAAATAATGAGATGGGTCTGATAAATGTCCGTTGCGTCTAAATTCACCCAACATTCTAATGATATGGGGACGCATCTTATTGATAACCTTAGTGATATGAGCAGTTTTATAGTTGGTCATCTCACGAACCATTAAATACAGAGCTTTTTTGTTAAAATTATCTATATTGTCAATACGTTCTATGAGTTTTACTATGGCCGAAGCAATTTCTATGTCCCGTTTTTTCTTGAATATTTTCGTTGTATTGAATTCCCAGTAATCTACCAAAAGACGAAGAAATTCTTTCATATCGACCGTGGAATCACGGGTTTCCGGCTCTACAATTAACATTTCTTCCAGCGTAAATGATTCCTCTGTTTGGTCTGAGAAGTATAGTACACGCTTTTCTTCCTTGTAGGAGTTATTGTTGTGTAATATAAGATAATTTTTTGCGATTACACTAAAATATGAGAATGCCTTCCCCTTATCTTCGGTAAATTTATGTAAATTGATAACCAGAAAGGAGACTACCTGCGCCTTAATTTCGTCGAAGGTACCCTCCATATATGGAAATTTGAACCGATTGATAACGTTTTCTGCTAGCTTATCAAGCGGTCCTTGAATTTTACTTCTAAATAATTGTTCCCGAGTGTCGGGGTCATCTGATTTATTGTATGCGATTATCGCTTTTTCAGTTTCTTCGGTAAAATAAACCTTATCGTTCTTCTTCCTCGTTGTTACCATCACGTGTCTCCGTAACGAATGCATATAATAATTCCGTGCATTCAACCAGTTGTTTAAATACTGTACCTACTTCATCGTCTTGTTCAAACATCTGACGACTATCTAAACTGCGCATCAGTCTTACGGTAGCTCTTGTGCGACCGTAAAACTGATTAATAGCATCTTCCATTTTCTCATTTTTTCTTAACAGATTATATGTTGCGAAAGATAACGCAAAAACAATAATTGTCAAGAGTGCAACCAAAAAAATTAACATTAGAAAGTTTCCCGTAATTTGTACTTGTTGAATTCCTGCAAATAATCCCGAATAGACGTACCATTTGCATCCGTCCGACCATTCATATCACTATCTGCGAAATACTTTCTTACGTTACCCGCACCAGCCAAGTGGGCGGCGGCAAGAACACCAGAACGAGTAATATGAATTCCTTTGAACTTCCGACCTTCGTAATTTTCTATAATACGGTCCAACAGAGAGTTATTTGCTCTCATATAACTTACCATTACGCTGTCCTGTAATTCAGGATTACGTAGGAATTGATTCTTTGATACCCGGTACCCTAAGACCTGAACCGTTCTTGGGTCAAACTGATACTTTCCCATCATTCCAAACTTATTAACTACATTTGGCGTATTGTCACTTTCTCGACGAGCCATATGGTCTAAGAACCTTTCTAGTTCGGTTGGTTCTGACCGTACAATGCCATCGGGAATATATACTGTTTTTGCCGTACCTACTGCTAAAACCATTATTGTCATTACAATCATAGAGAGGTATTTCATACTTCCTCCGTTTAGAGTAAGTGGGGACGAGCCTCAGCCATACCAGCACCCGTGACCACTACATATTCTGGAAAGAATTCTCCAAGATTCCGTGCTCCAGCGTAAGACAGAGCAGAACGTAATCCATCAGTCAATCCTTCCACGATAAACTTTACACCACCCTTAAAAGGAATTACCGTAGACTCACCTTCAACATTTCGCTTTGCTTGATTATGGACACTCTTCGTTTCCAATGACGCAGCTCCACGATACCGCTTGTATAATCCATTCGACTTCTCAATAATTGCACCAGGCGCTTCTTTGGTTCCTGCTAACAGCGACCCAAGAATGACAGAATCAGCTCCCACCGCAAGTGCCTTCGCAATGTCACCACTTGACCGAACACCACCACAGGCGAGAATCGGAACTGTGATTTCACGTGCACATTCTTCAAGAGAAGTTACGTTCGGAACCCCAAACCCTGTCTTGATACGAGTGGTACAAAGTGACCCACCACCGATACCGACTCGAATAGCGTCCGCTCCCCACGATTGTAAATCAAGTGCACCACGTGCAGTAGCAACATTTCCTGCTACAATATCAATGTGGGACGGAAGTTCCTTCTTCAGTCTGTGTAATGCATCTCGCACAAACGTATGATGTCCGTGTGCCACATCAATTAAAATAATATTAGCACCTTTAGTGACCAATTCAAACGCCCGTTCAAAATAATCACCGTTTGCACCAATAGCTGCCATTACATGTCGTGTGGAATTTTCGTAATGACGAGTATACGCCTTAACTTTTTCCACTTCCTTTCCTTGCTGCTCAATCGTCATAAACCGATGAATACAACCGATTCCACCAAGCTCTGCCAAAGCAATTGCCATCTCACTATCACACACCGTATCCATTGGCGAAGCAACGAACGGGAGACTAATGCTATAATTAGTCGTCAATCTAGTAGTAAGGTCAATATTCTGGCGAGATTCAATATCCGAATATGCGGGAATTAGTTGAATATCGTCGTAGGTCAGTGCTTGATTAGCGTGTAATGGTGTCATAATAGTCGTTTTGTTTACGTTGACGGTCAATATCCTTGATGTGGTAGAGTGACCATTCTTCCTCATCGGGAAGCGGTGCTTGAGTCTTATATCCAATTATACGTTCGTGAACTTTTCCTTCCCAATAAATGCTATCGGTATTCCGATACAACCGAGTCTGATAATCTGGAAACATTACCCAACCCTTTTCATTGATTCGCCATCCCCACCGACGAATATCTTCTTCGGTCAATCCGTTTACCACATTGACGCGGGGAATCAAATACAAATCAATATCATTATTGTCAATAATATCGTGAAG